CAAGCGGACTACCTCTTTCAAATTGAGATCGGTTTGCTCGACGACACAAAGGTCGCGCTCAAAGAGGAACAGCGTATGATTGAAATGAATATCATGATTAAATGGATGCGTAAAGATGGTATGACAGACACTCATATCTTCAACGTGCTAACAGAGATGGGATACATGAAAAAGAGGTCTGATAAACACTTAGATCTCGTCCACATGTGTCCAAAGTGTAACAATCTGTTGAATCATTCAAATGTGGGAAGCAACACGTACGCGTGCGACTCGTGTAAAAGCCAAATCTGTATTATTTGTATTGAGGAAAAAAAGCCTGATCACGTGTGTGATGAGAAGGTGCTTAAAACGCTCAGTCATATACATAACACTTGCGAGACCTGTCCCAAATGTCACGCCGTAATTGAAAAGGAGAGTGGTGGTTGTGATCAAATGTTTTGTACTAAATGTAATACAACCTTCTCATGGACTACCCGCCGCATTCTTACGAAGAATGAGGTCCGTCACAATCCCCACTTTTACGACTGGCAACGACAACAGAAAAACGGTGTGCAGCGTAATCCACTCGACAACCCATGCGAGGGTCACTTTTTAATGAAATGTCAAAACGACCTCAACGAAATAACTATCATACCTGAATCGCTGGCCTCTGCAACCCTAACGAAGATCAACTATGACAAAAAAACAATTCTCTCAGTAGATAAGGGTATGTACCTAAAGTTCGTGCAGGGAATGTTGATCCATTCAATAGAGACAATCATGGGTATACAGGAACGTGATGATTTCATAAGGCAGCAATTCAGGAGCCGCTATCTCAATAAACGCATCAATTTCAAGAAATGGAAGCTACGTTTCAAACAACATGTCAACACCCTACACAGGAATAATGAAACAAAGGATCTCTTATTAACGTGCCTGGATGGGCTCTATTACATTGTCCTGAGCAGAGATGCAGACACGGGTATGATTGAGCAGCTATTTAACTTTATCACCATCAGCCTCAAGGATGTACAGGATTACTACGGGAGGACGATTAACTACATCATCAGTGCTAATAATGTTATACTCCCGTACATGACCTGAAAATATCATAAGTACATGCAAGGTCTTTTTTTATATCCTTACGATAGATATAAAAAATGTTATCAAGAAATTATAATACTGGGAAACCGAGGGCACCTCCAGAAATCCTGATGATGTTGCTATTCAAACCACAGAGGATGAATTCATACGTCTGTGCATAATCTTGACCTGATCCAGCGGCTCCGTTACCTCCAGCACCAATAATAGCAGCGGCAGAGGCGGCAGGCACGACGCTCACGTTGGTCAACTTGCCATAATTGGTAGAGCCAAGGGGGTCGAGGTTATAGAAGGAGAGAGAGTACGAGTACAAATGGTACCCGGTAGGCTCTGGAATGCTGGGAGCCTTGTAGAAAGGTTCAACAAGAGAATAGTAATCGGATCCCATCTGGTTGAGACGGTTAGTATTTTCGTACGTGAAAGTAGTGTTGGCAATAGGATCGAACGCGCCCGATGGCTCAAATACAACCACCTGAGGACCTGGGACAGGGGAGGCGGACGTGTAGTTGGACCAGATGTTTGAATTGGTAATGTTTCTGACTGCAAAGAATAGAGCCTTTATAGAGTGTGAAAACCTAATGTCGTAGCTCTGATTAGGATTGGATAGAGGTGTGAAATTCTGCCGAGGAGCTGTTTGAACCTGTTCTATAAGAATGTCTCGGGGGGCACAGGCCATTCGTCTACGCTCATCGTTGGACACGATCGCGTAGTTGGCCCAGACCTGAATGTTTGTTAGCTCTGGTGTGACAGCAATATCTGTGCCGACGAATGGGGCAATGGATGGATTAACGTTAACAACCGGGACGCTGTTATCGAGGACGAGCAATTCGCTCCAATTACGGAAATTGAATGAAATGCGCATCTCGTTGTAGGGTATCGCAGCGGTGGGAAGAGACACACCTGTGTCACGAGTGAAGAAGAAGGGAAGAGGTAGATTGAGGTTCTGGCTGACGAGTGGGTCACCAGGCATGTGGGGTGCGATAAGGCTGTCTACGTTACCGATCATGTTATCATAACCAACCCGCTTACTGGCACTCACGGTGAACGCGCTCCAGAAGTCGAGAAAGTAGTTGTCAAAACGTTCGGCCACGAGATCATTGAAAGAAATACAGGCCTCCTTGATTAGGTTGTGCATAAAGTTACGTGTCCAACGAATCCTACCATTGGCTCCGAACTGGTTGCCCTGCAACAGGGTAACTTGAGGAATAGTAAGGCGGAGCCATGTTTGAAGCAAGTAGTCGCCTGCTCTGGAAATGGATACCGACCATTCCTGGTTGAAGCCAGCCGCACCCGAGGATCGGGATAGGATGACTGGTACCTGCGTGAACCATGTTGATTTGCGCGTCTCTCTGACAAAATTTGTAAAAGCATGCTTGGAACCGTATTGATATTTCTCAATCTCGTCCGTAGTGGCAAGATCAATGAATCCGCTAGTGATATTTGATCCGGTAGTAGTCATTTTTAAGATACCGAAGATAATTTTTATACAGGCCGCTTTTCCGTATTGGCTTTTTCCATTACCTCTGAAAGGTAATGGAAGTAAATCTCACCATCTTAATTATTCATGTAGATTGTTACACCACTCCCTATCGCTCCTACAATAACACCTACGATACCGGCGTAGAGCATCCATTTGGTCCTCTCAATCTCCTTGAAACCGCTAGAGTTGATAATGGCGGGCGTGTCAGGTACAAGCCCTGGCCCCTTTATCTTCTGTTCTTGAACCCAACCGTTTGCAGAGTCATACCTAAAAATGTACATGTACATTGGATTGTGTTGATTAGTATACACGTACACATCATCAGCCGCGGGTTCATCAAGCATGGGTAAGTTGTACAAAGAGTCACCAGCTCGTCGGACCGTTGGATTAATGTATCCCCAGGCAATTCTGTTGAATGGATGCGTGGTGATAGCGCTTCTAGGTTGCCATTGGATAATCTTCTGAGACCACACCCCAGTGATTGTATTGAGGTATACATCACCTTTCTTCGCGACGTTTGGGACCGCAAGCGATGGATCTATGTTTGGGTCGATATCTCCTTGAAATAATGTAGGATATCGTAGCAGTTTAACATTATCTGGTTTGATTGCCGTTTTACATTTATCAGATACATTTGAGTAGAATTTGGTCACTGGATCATCTAGGCGTGTGTATGTACCATTCTGGGCAATATTGATACCCTGCCAGTCAAAGGCCTGACATGTGTCGTCGACCTTGCACGCGTTTGAGGCGTCCACTGTGTTGGCGTATACCTCTGAGGACTCGCGCATCCCTGTTGCCGCGCAAATGGGTGTATTACTGATGAATGTGGAGAAACCAACTTCCTTCATAACCTGCTTGCTTCTCATGTAGTAGAGAATAAGAAAGACGATGCCCACGACTAGTATAATTGGAAAGATAAATTTAAGTATGGCTTTTCCTACGACCACTCCCCCTATTACCGGCATTCCTATGAACACAGCGAGGAGTGCGACCAGTACCCAACCTGAGAGACCTTCCGATTTAGCGCTAGCTGTTTGGGATAGTTTTGAGGATAGGTCTTGTATGATGCGGTTGTTGGATGTTGCCTGTTCTGTACAGTTTTGGAGTATGTTATACATTTGCTGAAACATGTTATCCTGAATGTACACATTTCCAGAGACTCGTTTTACAACAATGGCCTGATGTTGACGACTGAAAGCCTTGCAAGTCTGACCAATGGTTGTGAGGAGGTTGATTGTCGCTTCCATGAGTAAATTCATCGTGTTCTGCGCGTCTGAAAACTGGCCTATGTTGAGTCCCGACGTGACACTCTTGGCTTCTTGCGCTAGTTCTTGCATGATGGACTGTTGGGCCTCCTCTGTGGATAGGGCGTCTAGGAGCGCGTGCATGTTGACAGTAGCACGCTGTGTAAAAGTGTTACCAGAAATGTGAACATCACCGTGTACGTCGCGGACACTAACTATTTGGGTCATGTCCTGAGACAACTGCGTATTCTGGATAATAGTTGAAGAGACTTTGGCCACAGCTTTGGTGACGGCGTCTGATATATTTTTTGATATTGAAGCTCCCATTTTATCAGGTTTAGATTATGTGTGTCATGTTTACACGAATTGCCATTCATTGGCGCCAGCACTATATTGTAGTTGGTTAGTGTCTGCTGGGGCACCGGCTTGAATTGGGATACCTGCAATGGTGGTTGCACCGTATTCCCATTGTTTGGTCGTTGCGTTGTAAACAAGGAATTGACCTGCGGTTGGGACACCAGAAGCAACCTGGATACCTGAAATCATGTACGCATTGCCATTCTCGAAACGCTTTTCAATCTCAATGTTAGGATCAGTAGACATTTTTTAGTAACATAGATAATTTTCATTCAATTTCTTCTCTCACCTCACTAGTCGAGTGAGGAAAAAGTTGATGAAGGTACATCGCGTCTGATGGTGCTCTGTCATTAATTCTCCGGTGTTTCTCCGAATCTAATGCCTCAGAAATGCTCTGCAGCCTTGCAAGGATTTGAGCAACTATGTCCATCGTCATAATCTTGCTCATGCGGGCCGTCTCTGATAACCTGTAGGCAGCGTGCATCTTCCTCAAGAAGGCATCGTTACTGGACAGTTCCTGAGAAGGCATACACATAGGTTGAGGGGTGCCATCAAACAGGGTAAAGTTACCTTCATCCCTTGAAGGTTTGTAAATTTTACGCTCGATTGTTTTGAATGAGTTGGTGAGAGGAGTGATTGAACGTCGCAAGTAGGCATCTAGTTGAGACACCCAAAACGTGTTGTCGTCCTGCCCTTTGTCAATACAGTCGCCGAATTCGAAGCAGGGCGTGTTATTAACATAAACGTACGTACTATCATCATGACAGAGTTTACATATAAACGCTGACGCAGACGTTAGCAATAAAATAGAGAATGTGAGTGAGAATAATTGCATTTATCTAGTGTAATATATTTCTTAGATCATATGAGCTTCATTGGTAAATATTAGTTATATCATGGTATATTTTCATTACCTTTACAGGTAATGAAAATTTGATCCTTTATTCCTAGCGCACTCGCGAGCAAGAGCGGGAACGGGAAGAGCGGGAGCGAGAACGAGAACGGGAGCGAGAACGGGAGCGAGACCGAGAACGGCGGCGGGTTGCGAGTGATCTTTTCTTCGCACTTTGGGAAAGGATCATTCGCGCAATAGTTCGCTCTGTCTTGGTCGTTCTATAATTTCTACAATGACCTGTTTTCTGACTTCTGTACTGATATGATTTGCAACGGGGGGACCTGGACCTGGATCTAGATCTAGACCTGGACCTGGACCTACTGCAACGTCTTACTGATCGTGTTTGTGGCATTCTTTTTACCCGGTCAAGATAAATTTTCACGATTTATGAACGATTTCTGAAAGAGCTGATTTTTTTAAAACGTGTAGCTGGCGGTGCTACCAGTCGACTGATAGTAGACTATACCCACGCCGATAAGAGCTCCTACTACCGCACCCATTTCTTTATATTGCCATTGGTTGCCTATGTACCAACCGGCAACGGCGAGTACGACGACAAGTACTGCATAGAGCATATAAGTTAGCATTTCTGAACCATCTGCCATTATGAATCTTTTGTTTAACGGAGATAATTTTTTACAATTTGTGATCAACGCGGGTGTTGTGAAATATTTTTTTAAGAATATTTTTCATTACACGCCTCGCTGCTCCGCGTACATTATGAACGCTTCGTTCAATTCCGGCACGCGCGCTTTCCCGTCGCGCAGCGCCATAGCGGCCGCATCCGCCACCATCCTGAGCACGCTATTGCTCACCTTCCCTAAATTACCAACAACGCTAAACCCTGATTTGCACGCGTCCAGTACATACTTCCATTGATCTTTTGGCGATACTATGTATGAGAAGGGAAGGTTTATCTCTTCATCTTCAAGATTTTCAAAGTTTACTTTCTCCTCGTAAGGTATGCTTTCTTCATGCGCAGCCACCTCCTTTAACCGTTGCCTTTCATACATTGGCAAATCAGCCCACTCGGGACCTTCGTCATCATCACTGCCGTCACTGCCGTCGTCGTCATCAGTCAAATCATCTATATCTCCAAATAGATCATCATCGCTAGCCTGATCTCCGTAATCGCGAGTGGACTCATTATCTGAATCATCATCTCCGACTCCGCTCTCATCCGAGTCGTACATTTCAACGAAATTCTCTACAAACTCCTCATCGCTAGGATTACTGAATAAGATTTCCATGTATTTGACACTTCCTGTGATTGGGTGATTCCACTTGGCCGCCCACTTCATACCTGGTTTGTACACCACATCTTTAAATTCGGCAATGTTAGGTAACGCCTGCTTGGCATCTGAGGAGAGGTTCAGCGTAACGTCTGCGGCTGTTATAGCACGTCTGATACGCCCCCGTCGCTCGTCTTCCAACAGGTTTTCAGTTGAACCTACGGGTCCCTCTTGCCCAAAGTAGATACACATGTCGTCAGCGGCAAAGGGTGTCGCGGTGCACGTATGACCATCCACCTCAACGAATCCATGTTTATACTTGGTATCATTATTGCTCATAATTTTGCTACGCTTCTTATACTTGGCAAGCACATCAGACCAATCTATCTCTTCAAAGTTTATGAATGGTTGATCTTTACCCAAATACGTTTTAAAATCTTTCCAGTAATTGTCAATGAAGACCTGATCTTTCATGTACGCCGTAGCGGATCCTTGCGATGTAATTAGAGCCGCGTACAGAAACGCCGCTTTCTCCCCCTCAGGAGAAAGCTTGTAATGATATTTGTACTGAGAGTGATTGTTATAATTTTTATGTTTCAGCACGGCCCCCATGTACGGCTCCTTTCCGTATTGAGGGAGATATGGACCCAAATGTCGAATCTTCTTCCATTTGGGGACATAGGATGGTTGTGAAAATCCATCAATTCCCCCCAGGCGTTCGCTCAGGTTCATGAATATATCCTTGTCACGCTTGTCATTGAGTATAATACAGCTCTCGTTGGTAGACTGATCTATTTCGAAATTAACATCCACGCGTTCGTAGAATGTTTTGAGAAAGTCAATTGCATCTTTCCTGTTAACGTTGAAGCAAAACCTTGCCATATTTTTAGATAGCTCAGAGAAATCCTAATGCACCGCGAGGTACTTTACTGTATTCATTTAAATACATGTTTTCCGAAACAATCGTTATCGCAAAATTTGAGATGCTGCGGAGGTTCCCCTCCGATGGACGCGTAGTAATTCTCAAACACTTCCTTGTGGCATTCAGAGCAATAACTAGGTGTCATTTGAGTGATTAGTTCTCTTAACTTTTGAAAAAGACCGGGCGCTAGTATAGTCGTAGCCCTCCTCCTACTTAGTATAGGCCCGACAACATCTGGAAGCACAGCGGGTAAAGCAACCCTCGTATCTTCTAAGGAAACAGATGTTCTTTGATTTAACTGTAAACGCCTCGGGTTCATACGTCTTCGGACCACTGGGTCGTTCTGTTTGAGTAAATCGTAATATTTGTTTTCTATGCAACGTCGGACGTGCTTAATTTTCTTCATGACAGGGGTCACGTCAACATTTGGTTCTCCAAAGACCTCGGGAAGTAAAGTGTCGTAATCCAAATGGATGAGCATATCTCCATCATAATCTTGTCTAATAATTTTCTCATGGTATATCTGAGGTTCGTCAATTAGAATTGTTAGGAACACTAGAATGCGTGACAGATTTCGGGCCAAAACGTCGTTGGTCGTAATATGTCCAAACGAATTAATAATAGCTTCTACGTATAGTTCAAGTTGCCTACCGCTGTCCATGGATTTGAGGATATCATTGTCCATTAACATACGCTTGGCTATATCGATACTCATGGCATCTATAGGTGTGAATTCTCGAATCCAATCTTTCTTTGACGCATTGTACATGTCTTCCGTCTCAATGATGATTTCGTCGTTTGCCGTTACGTATGCAACCCCACCAGGGATGAATTCACGTTGACCATCACAAGCCATCTTATACCAAGCCGCGCTAACCTTATACCAACCATCTTGTACCTCTACTGGTATAGTTAGTTCAGGAGGACAATCTTGGTCGAGATTTCTGAGAGCGAATCCTCTAATGACTTGGTTAGTGAAATGGAACATCCATGGAGCTCGTTTGTATTCGCTCTCGCATTGAGAAAGTATATAATCTGTAGCGAATGGAGCGGCTTGTACTCTGCGTTGTTTAATTATACCATCGTTTTCTACAGGTATAATAGTTTTATATTTCCTATCTGTTATGGAAGGTAAAATATCTCCCTTTATTAACACGTCTTGAGGGATTTTGAGTGGTAAGGCTTGACGACGACTGATTAGTTCTTTCATACTCTCTACGCGTGCCTGCACGTAGTCTTGTTGTTTGAAAATTTCAAAGTATTGTAATATGTTGTCTGAACCATCCTGGTCAAAGTCGTTGAAAAACGTTTGCACGAGGGGAAAAGGGATACCCGTTTTGAGTATGCTGAATAATTTGACTATAGCTCTGTCTAGGTTTGGATCTGGGACATTACGGGATTGAGTCCAACCAGCTTCAGCTACAAATTTGTCTATTTCATCAACCATCTCATCCGGGTCCATGTCTACAAAGTGTCGGAAAGGAAACCATTGATTTACTATCCGTTTAGGCCTCGCTTTGGATGCGGCAGCTTCACGTTTCCTGAAGATTTGCGCCTTCTTTCCACGTAATTTCTTCTGAGGACCCTTCTTTTTCACTAAGGCCATTACATTATCTGTCATTTTATCATCACCAAGAAATTCAGGAACGATGCGGGATGCGTGGAAAGCACGCCCGTGTATCCAACTGACAGATCTTTTCCTCGGTAAACTAAAAGCCATGTTACTAATAGAATATCGTATCAAATTACCTCTTAATCTCAATCAGTACCAGGTAGCTCATCTCTATACCATAATGGAAATGTCAAAAGAGTTCACTTCGTTAGGTGAAGGCGTCGAAATCTTGGAGAATGTACCATGTGATTATGCGTGCTTACCTAAACCTGATCATTCAAGAAAGGGAGTGGGTGATGTTCAACGTACATCAAAACGTTATCACATCCCTTCCACGTTGGCTGAGGTCGCTGGTCTGACTGATTGTATTTTAGCCGAGTCGGCATTCAACGAGTTTCCACACTCAAAGACCATCATCATTGCAGAGGCTGGTGCAAAGGGCGAGTTTACGATAGACACGATATGTAAAAAGATAGATGAAGAAAATAATATATTCAAACTACCTCAGGTTATTTTGGACAAGTGCTCTGTGGTAGACATAGACGTTGTTAACGACTCGTTACCAGATGTTCTTCATAAAGATGAGGAAGATCCAAAGATTGTTTTGGGATTGAAGAGTGACTGGCATAGATCGCTCATCCCCGGACAGTCCATGATCGTGCACAAGCTGGTTTCAGTGAATAGCGGAGAGACTAAGAAAAAGACCAAGGAGGTTGTTAACACCCTAGTGATGGATACCCTACGCAAAATGTTTACATTGTTTCATCGCAAACTGTTATGCTCTCAAGATAGATGGAAAGGTCTCAACATGGCAGATATTAGAACGATGGAAAATGAAACGAAAGACGTGTTGGATAGGAAACGAGGCGATGACTAAACAGATGCGAAATTACGATCATATGACATACTTGCTGGTTTCTTCACGAGTACTATAATGATAATTATCAACACAATCACAACGACAGGTATAACCATCCACCATTCCAGTTGAAATGGTTCTGCTGGAGGAGCTTCTATCTGAAATATTTCACGCACCTTCTCAGGACCTGCTTCATAGAACGCGTCTTTCTTTGATCTTTTGATTGCTTGTAATTTGACCTCACTTATTTCTTTTGGAGTGACTTCTATGGGAGGCGAAGTACATTTGAGGAGGATTATACCACCGAGACCTGTTGAACGACCTACTGAGAAGAGGGAATCTATCTGACCACCTGCCCTGTTGAACGGAAACATGGCCATTTTGAAGTAACCTTTATTCCCTATGTACCGACCGTACGAGTTGCGACAGTGCCAGTAGGGGACGTCTCCAACTAATCCATCCGCGTACTCAATGTTTTTCGCCACACCCCATCCCATTACAGAAACGGCGTGGAACCCTCTGATCATACCAGCCATCGCATTCCAACTCATAGTCGTCATGCCTGATTTATAATTACCATTTTCAAAGTATACACCACCATTGATTTCGCTACCATGAAAGAGAAACTTGTTGAAATTGGGGTACACGGCGAATGACCCAACAACTGGTCCGTATTGGAGAATGTGACTTTTGACCATCGTCTTGTACACGTTCCTGAATTGTCCTCCATTATGTACTAACTCTCCAGGAGCGTCAAACTTGTACCTGTATTTGCGGTTGGTGTCAAAGTAGCATCCACACGTGTGGGGTATGTTTTCGTTGAGTTTGTCAACAAAATTCACATTAAATTCATCTTTACCTTGTCTGTTGGTACACCACTGCTTGTCCTCTGAACACCACGAGTAGTCGATGCATGTCTGGTCCATTGCTCCCGAGAGAGATAGTGCTCGGGATATCTGTGCCGTGTTACCCCCGTTGCATGGCTTATTACCTGCAAAGCATGCCATTATGGACGTAGCGGATACATTCGGTGACCATGAGACAACCCCAGAGATGACGTGACAATCTGAAAGGATCTGAGCCAGCGTGACGGCGTAGCATGAACCGCATAAGTATTGGTCCCTCACTTCATCTATCATACTTTTCTTCTTGAGAATCTCTGACGAGTCCATTTCAGTTGAGACGCCCCAGGAAAAGTTCTCAGGGATAGTCCGAGTGGCATTCATGTAAGTAGCCGAGTATGGGGTTTTAAGTTCTAGAGGGATTTCAGCCTCGTTAATGAAATGGAGGTTGCGAATATCTGTGTTGTACGGGGGTATAAACACCTTTTTAGATTTCTTTTCAGACGACGCCATTGCGAATCTGGCTCCTACTTTTGAAGGAATTGGTTTCCACTTTCCTGCACGCTTGTCCTCTTCATACACTTCTACTGTTTGATTACGTCTAATTTGTTCGTATTCATCCATTTTTATGTGTTTATGTTTTTACGAGTATGAATTCCGTAAAAATATAAACACCTAAAAAAAATGAGTAGTAAATATAATCGTCGGAAAAAGAGGATCGCGATAATTATCTATTGTTTCTTGCTGGTTTGAACAAATCAGTCCAGGAAGCGGATTGTGATCAGTGGCGTGTAGGTATAAATCCATTCACTGGAAAGTTATACACGACTAGTAAAAACAGTCAACGCGCATTCTCGCGCATGCGGGGTAAATGTGATCCCTGTTTTGATTTTGAATATAACCGTAAAATTAACCCACGTACAGGTCGACGTATCTCACCAAGAGGAAAAGTATATAAACAATTAGTTGCCGAATGCAACCCTCGATCACGCTGTAAGTCACCTATTAATCCTCGTAGTAGGCCTCGTAGTAGGCCTCGTAGTAGGCTTCATAGTAGGTCACGTTCCAAAAGTCCAAGGAAATACAAGGCATCTCCTGTTCGCAGACGTAGGAGCAGGAGCAGGTGCAGGAACTAATCTTATGGAGTAAAAACTATCTTTGTTAACACAAAATGGCCACGTTGAAATATCCTATTGGGTATCTTGAACGATCTGACTTCTCTGACTCTGGAGACTTGATTGGGCAACTGGGAGGGAAACCTGTTCTAGTAATGATTCAAGGACTTTACTGCGGTGCATGCACAACGGCAAAACCTGACTTCCAAAGGCTCAGTACTGACGGGACGGTGACATGCATGACCATCCAATTAGATGGAGATCGTAAAAGTGAAAAGGATATCCAGTCTTCGGGTATTCTCAACAAAATTTATCCTAACTTGGAAGGCATTCCCGCTTATGTTCTATACGTTAACGGAAACAAGCGAATCCCATACCAGGGTACCGATCGTTCGTTTGAAGCTTTGAAGCAATTTGTACAACAATATGTTTAATAAGTTATCATATTCATCACTCCTAGGAGTGATGAATATCTGAAAAATTAATAGTTGTAAAAACTTTCCTTATCCTTACCGCTCATGAGCCATATGATGATAAGAATTACCAAGATAACAACTGATGCGATGACCCATGGTTTCATAAAATAGTCTCTGATACTTTCCATAGCATTCATGACTTTACCATCACCGGTCTGATAACCTTGAGGAAGGAGTGGGGTGCGAGCAGCTGAGCTACCATAGTAGGCAGGAGGATACCCCCCCATAGGATGGGAAACTTTATCATAAGGGCTATCTTTGTAGTACATTTTTGCTAAGCAAGGAAAATAATTCAAAAATGAAACATGTGTACATAAATATAACTAAAACTGAGTCATAATTACTAACAAAACTACTAGAATGATTACAATCGAGTACAGTTCATACTTGTACTTTTTCAAAAACTTTATAAAGTTTTCCTCAGAATTACTAGGAGTGGCTCCACCTCCCGGTTGCACAGGTGATG